TAAAGGTAGCCTTTCGGTTAATGTTGTGATAAAGGGCTTAGTAAACTAAGGTAGCTCTATCGTTTGTTATCGCAATCGTGGATTTACAGAAAGCATGCTTCTTTTTATTTCTTCTGCGGTTAAATCTTCATCAATAGGTTTACCAAAACGGTCTACCTTTTTTTCGATTTCTCCACCCATTGCAACTCTTTGTCTATTATCACTAGCTTCTTCCGCGTCTTTCATCATGCGTTCTAAATTATCTGCACCGATTTCATCCGTAGCTTTAGCTGTCATAACAAACTCACCATCCGATAACCTTGCAGGTATCGAATCGGAGACTCCAGAACCTAAACCTTCAACAGGTCCAGATCCTGAAAATTCTGTAGCTGTGTCCATAATCTTATCAAAGATCATGCTTAATCTTTCATCAGCTTGTAATTGTTCCATTAGATACATTTCTTCTTCGTTATCTAATGATTCATTAATTATAAAATCTAAATGTTGATCTTCCATTTGATTATCTGGAAGCACATCCATTTCTTCTGTTTCTTCTGTTTCTTCTGTTTCTTCTGTTTCTTCTGTTTCTTCTGTAGGCATCATCATCATAGTCATTTGACTATCCATTTCTCCGCCTTCAGCTAAAAGTATTCTGTTTTTATGTTTTTTTGCAGCTTCATCCATGTTGTATTCCATTTCTTTTTCTTTTCTTTTTTGCTCTGCTTCTTTTTTTGCTTCTTCTCTTCTTTTGAGCTTTTCTTCAAGCTCGTCATAGTTTGCGTTTCTAAGATAGTGAGCATCAACTGCATCTTTTCTTTCCATTGCTTCGTCAATTAGTTTCATTCTAAGTTTATCAAGTTTTTCTGTATTAATTTTTTCTAAATCTAATAATTCTTGTCTAGTTGGAACTGATTTTACTTCTTTGCCTTCTTGATAACCCATTCGCTCTACAACTTCTGGAGCTTCTTTTCTTAGAGCTTCTATTCCTTTACCACCATCTTTCATACCGTGTCTTTTTTTCTTTTCAATACTTGTTTTTTTCCAAGTATTTTTATTAGTCATAGCTCCGCCTGACTTTTTCTTTTTTCTAACAATCGGACTTACAGCTATTCCAACAAGGTCAAGAGCATCCATTTGTTTTTTTATTTTTTTCTTTTTCTTTGCCATTAGCTATTCTCTTTTAAGATTAGTTTAACCTGTTCTGGTAGGTGGAGCAACCGTTCCAGAGAACTGATCCTCCCCTGACTGCGGTACATTTCCAATTCCGATGTTGCCACCGCCAGTACCTGTAACTCCAAGTTCTTGAGGTGCTTGAGGTGTTCCGCCAAGACCTCCCATTGCTTCGGGTTGTTGACTATTGGGTTGAGCTTCCTCGCTTGTATTTTGTCCAGCATTTTGCATACCTATTATTTGTGCCATAATAGCTGCTTCTTCTGGATCATTAAGAATCTCATCAGGATCTAAATCTAAGCTATAGGCTAGTTCACTTACTAATTTAGAAATCTTAACAAAAGGAGCAATAGCAGGACTTTGTGCAGTTTGTAAGAACATAGTCAATCTTTGACTTCTTACTTCTTTCTGCATTAAGCTGTTTGTTCCAGTAGCTTTAACTTCTAAATCACCTTTAACATCTATATCACCTTCAAAGAATTGCATATTCCATTGGAAGTATGCTTCACCTAGAGGCTTTAATAAAAAATCATCTAGGTTTTTTACAACTGTTTTAATGTTCAGACTTGCTGCACCTAACAACATTGACATACCTGATGCAGTTCTTGTCATACTTTGAACACCTGTTTGTCCGTGACTGTAACTAGGTAATCCAGTTTGTTCATCTGCAAGTTGTCTAAACTTGTCAAACATCATCATGTTTTCGTTTGCTGTATTAGGAAACTTTAAACCATAGATTGATTGTCCTGCCATTCCTGCTTGTCTACGGAAAACTTTTCCCGGATATATTTCCATTGATTGTCCACCTACTAAAGCAGACTCGTCTATGTCAAATACAATCGAACCAGAAAGAGCTAAGTTATCTATAGCCATTCTAGCGTGTCCGTTCATTATCTGCTGACTATCATCCATGTTTTCAGCAACACCTATACCAAAGAAGTTATATGGGTTTCTTTCGTATGGGAAAGCGTGATATGGAATACGATAAGGAGTAAATGGATTTATTACTGCTCTTAATAGTTTATTACCTGTTACCCAAGCATTAACTTGTACTTCATCTAAATCGTCTACACTATCTGGAAGATCTATTCCAACTTCTCTTGCGTATTCGGCATCCATAATACCCCAGTACTCAAGAACTTCATAGTTAGAATTATACTCTTCTTCTGTGTAAGCATTGTCTTTTAATTGCTGTTCAAAATCTTTTTCTTCGTAGTTTGCTCCCATTTTTAAACAGTCTCTGATTGCGTCTTCATCAAAGTATGGCATGTTACGCAACTGTCTAAGTTGACTACGATTTAGTTTATGTCGATGAATTACATATTCACATTCATCCATATTAGTTGCTGCAGGATCAGGATAAAAATCCCAACAACTTACAAATTCTATTCTTGGTACTCTAACTTCTAAAGGATTATATTCTCTTTCACCTTCTTCGTTATCAGTCCAACGACTTAAAGTTTTGTTAAAATTAAATGGTCCTTTAACAATTCCTGTACCTAACAAAGCAGATTCAAGAAGTGCGTTTCTTATTTCAGATGATCCATTTGATTCTTCTATTTGATCATGTACTAATTTTTCTAATCGTCTAGCAGCTTTTTGTGCAGGACTTATTTCAAGAGCTTGAGGATTAGGACTAAATCCTTCTACTAACATATCTTCTGCTTGATCTTCTACGCTATCTGTAAAGACTCCTTTACCAAACGTAGCTCCAGCTTTTAAAGTTTTACCGTCTCCTTCATAACCAATATCATAAGGATTATCTTCTTGAGGAGGATCTTCAAGTCTGTTACCAATATTGTCAGGAATAGAAGTTTCAATTCCTTGCATTGGGTTTTGTGTATCTAAATGTGCAGAAGCATATTCACCTTCAGGTATTTTAGTTTCTGATATACCTATAGGAAACTTACCAGTTCCAAATATAACATCTACAAGCTGACCAAAGGCAGCAAGTACTTTTGTTTTTGTAACCTTTACAAAGACTCTAGATTTTTCAGACTCTCTAAACTTAACAGACTTAGCATACATTCCTCTATAGTTTTCGTATGCTTTTAACCATCTACGCTCATCTGTTTGTCTAGCATCTTCAGCTTGTTGAAATCTATCTTTAATAACACCAACAAGGTTTGTCTGTTGACTCATTTCTAAGTCAAGAATTTTACCAGCTTCACCTTCAACATCTTCATAAATGTTGTCTGCGTTTAAAAAAGTATTTTCTTTTTCTGCCATATTCAATAACCAAAGGTTGTGTCAGAAGGTGCGTACATTTCTCGTTTTAAATCTCGTATTCTTTGAAACGGATTTAACACTCTCGGTCTACTCATAATCATATAACGTAAAGCATCATAAGCGTGATCCGAAGCATGAGTATCCACATCCTCTGGATTTGTTTTTGATAATGGTATACTTTGTAACTCTCTTATTAAGTTAGGACAAGTATTAAATATCTGTAACTTAGGTCTACCACTATCTGTAATTTTTAAAAATTCGTGTATCTGAATTTTTCCTTGTACTCTGTTCTTATCTGCTCTTCTTAACTTATGTCCTGCGCGAACAAGAGCTTCTCCTACTGTTGGTCCTGTAGTACCTGTTTTAGCCCACGCAGCAGTATCTAAAACACCAGAAACAGAAAAAGGATCTTCAAGTTCCATATCTGTTATTATACTGCCTAATTCCTCTCCTGTCAAGCCTTTTCTGTATAATTCTCGATAAATTATTAAAGTTCCATCGTTAATATCTAAAATTCCCCATAAACAACAGCTTTCAGAGGCATATCCGTAGTCAATTCCTTTTACTCTTTCCCATCCTACAGGCAGTTTAAATGGAGGAATTACATGGACTTGCGGATCAAATTCTACAAAAGCAGCACCTTCAGCTACATCCCAGTTACCTTCAAGTAGTTGTCTACGTTGAATAGGCGGTAAAGATTTAAGCATTTGCTCATAGATACCATCTTCCGCAAGATAAGGATTATCCGCAAGTTTAGCAGGAATAAACTTCCTAGTTAATCCATCGTTACCTTTAAAACTTGTATTATGTTCTGAAGGTTCTATGTATCTTCTTTTTACCCATTGCGAACCTACACCACCCGGATTTGCTGTGCAGCGTAGGTATGTTTGTATTTCAGGATCAGTTGTACGAAGTCGGGAAGCTAAATAGTTCCAACTAAACTCTGTAGGTAGGTGGGTTATTTCATCAAAACCAATCCAACTATATGCTTGACCTTGATAACGATATACATCTGCATCTCTTTCAAGGAAGCCAAACTCTACCTTTGCACCACTTGGAAAGTTCCAAAGCTTTTCAACTTCACGAAACTTAGCTCCTTTAAATGCAAGAGGATATAGTTCTCTGGATTTGTCAATCATCTCGCGCAGTTCTGGCATAGAACGTCTAAGAATTAGTGCGCGATGAGCTTTCTTATGTGCGTACCGTAGTGGATCAATCAACATTGCGTATGATTTACCACCACCAGCAGCACCACCATAAAGCACATCCTTCTCGCCTGCAGCGAGGAAATCAGTCTGTGGACCTTCGTTAGGATGGAATAATACATTCTGTTCAGGTATTATTTCTTGTACAGCTTTAGGCAGTTCTTCTAGTTCTGAAGACGTAACAACGTGATCCGTCTTATCGGAAAGCTTATTTATTGTATTAGTTGTGGCTTTGTAAGACTTTCTAGCGTTGTTAAGCTTCTGTTCTAGCTTTTTTATATTTTTTTTCTTACGAGCTATTTTACGATGTACAGCGTACTTAGCTTTTTGACTACTGGAAATATTGTAACTTCCACCTGATCCTTTAGGTCTACCTGCTTTTAAACGTGGTGTACCATCTTTCTTACGAACAAAGTTACCTTCATCATCTTGCAAGTAACGATCTGGATTCAGTTCCCAATCTTTCGCTTCTTTTTCCATACTTTTTATCTATGTGTTTTTTAAGTCCTGCTCTAGACATACTTCGATCAGTCTTATATTCTAACCAATCTACTGCTTCTTGAAGAGATATTTCATCATCAATGATCATCTTCTCAACTATTTCAAGAGCATCTATTTGTTCTGGTATAGGTTTTAAATATCTTGATTCAAGATCTATTTCATAACCAAAAGGAATAGTTGAACTAGCACGTTTGATATATCCGTTTTCCATGTCATTTTAGTTTTAGTTTTGATTTGAGTGTTTCATATAGTTCAGGTTTTTTTCTTTTAACAAAAACAACTGCAACTATAGCGATGAAACCAAGTATAATTATAGCATCCATAATCAATCTTCCTCCTCTGTTATATTACTAAAGTCCGCATCTTCTATTACTACTGTCTGTTTCTCAGGTAATATAAAGATTCCCCCTTGTACATTATGGTCTACTTGTACGCGGTCTGTCTTAGCAACACCTACTCTATCAAGAATTGTCTGTGCTGCATGTAACTTTTGACTAGCTTGAGGGATTGGTTTGTTGCTGTCTATCATTTCTATTAATTTAAACGCTGCTTTAGGTGCTGAACGAGCAAGTACATCTGAAGCCAAATCGACTACTTCTTCTTTTAATGATTTTAGTACTTGATAGTGATTGCCTGAGTACCCTGCAAGTTCTGCTGACTTTTTAAAATCGCCTTCGGTAGCGACTAGATTATCTAGAAATGATTTTTGTTTCTCAGTAAGATTACGATTGTTTTTCTTTTCGGGCATTAAATTCATAATAACTTCTATTATAGGGTTACTTTTACAGTTTGTCAAGTTATTTATTTTTTATTTAGGACTTGACAAATGTGAAAATAATCTGTATAATAAAACTATGCCCAGAGGGTTGCAACACCTAACAGACCTAACAAATAAATAGGTCTTATAGCGCGGATAACGCTTGTCAAATATAGCAGTATAATAGTCAATTATTATATTGCTTTTTTTATGTTCACGCGCAACTGGTTGACACTTGAAAAGTTTGTGAAATGTATTTGTTTTATATATATATGGTGTACACCCCCCATGGCACTCTGCACCCCTACTACGATAATGCCGTCACTCGCAAGCTCGCTCCGCACTTTCCAAAAACTTTAACAACTGTATAGATTTACAGTACTGTATAAATTTACAGTATGGATAAAGCGAACAAAAAATTTGACAATTTGCAAAATTTCTGAATGAGATTTTCAAAATTACGATCACAATTTTAAAAACTTTGCAAGTATCATCTCATATTATGGAATTTCTAAAATTGTCAAATAATACCTATCTATACTGGTGAACAATCCTCGATAATATCCTTAAATCTAATCAGGCTCATTTATATCGATTCTCAGCGTATTTTGCCAATGCCTTACCCTTGCTATCAAATTCTTATGATCTCCCCAAATTGATATTTGACCATCTTTCCCCTAGAGGAAAGTTCATATAATTATTTTTCATTTATTTTTAATATTCGCTTGCAATAAAAATCTAGATATGTTTCAATTACATTATATTCGTTAGATAGCGAATTAAAAACCGCAAGGATCGCGGAAAGTGAAAGTATCGAAGCATAGCAAGTCAGGTATGTATCAAATATTGAATCCAGACAATTCAATTATTGTTATTTGATAAGGTGTTGATTGATTGCCAATACATGAGGGCAATTCTAGCAATAGGATTGTTTTAAATTATGGCTAAACCTTTAAGTAAAAAAGAAGTAAAACAAACCGCGCAAAAAGTGACCAATTTAAAGCAGGTTCAAATATGCGCACAATCAGCACTTGATAATGAGCAAGATGTTAAAAGGCATAAAGCATCAATGGGTACTGAAAATTCATTATACATTGCAATTCTTAATGCTTTTCCCAACTTGAAAACACCAGAAGATGTTCTAAATGCTAAAAATAAAGTTTATGATTTGCATTATGAAACATCAGAAGGCACGCGACAATGGGGCAGAAAAGGCGCAACTGTTAAGGAATTTCCTAAACAACGCATCGAAGCACCACGCGGTGTTGCCAATGTTTTCACGCTCTTAAACAAAGCAGTATCACCTATCGTTTACTCAAAAGATGGAAAAGATGAAGTTAAATTTGGGTATGCAGATTTTCTTGATTCTAAAGGATTGCACGCTTATCCTCTTTTGAATTCAGAAAAAGATGGTGAAGATGGACTTAAGAAAATTGTTAACGACAAGGAAAAATGCCCAAGTCGTAACAAAAGAAATGCTTTGATTGCACTTCGTCAACAAAAATTAGATGATGAAAAAGCAAAAAATAAAGAAGCATTAAAAATGACTGATGATGATTACGAGGTATATGTAAAATCATTATAAATTAAAATTAACCGCAATCTTTCAGCACCTTATCAAATAACAATAAACTTTCCCCTAAAGGAAAGTTACAAGTTTTTAAAACTGGCAAGATTTTTCCCCCAAGTCTTGCTAGTTTTTTTATTTTTTATTTTTTATTTTTAGATGGAGACGGAGACGGAGGGAGACGGAGACGGAGACGTCCTGAATCGCTTGACTCTTACCTCTATATATGAGAAGATATGTATATGGAATCGAGAAAATATTGGAGACAGAAACAATGACAATTTGGACAAGCGGATACGCTGACTTATTCAAAGCAAGAAACAGTTTCTCTCAGGGCTTGAGCAATACCAGAGTTACTGGTAGGATTAAGAAGGGAACATATCGAGAGGAACAACATCTTTCCTTCAGAGGAAAGTTCAGAGTCAGGAAGACGGAGAAAGTTTCAACGGCACGGATAGACGGAGAGAATTTAAAAGCGTTACAAGATTGGAAACGGAGGGAAAAGAAATGACACCTTATGATTTTATAATTTATTTAATTAGCACATGGGCTGTAGTTGTAATCGTTGCTGTATCTCATGTGAGTATTTGAAAAGACAACGAGTATGCATCACCTCATTAAACAGAGATGTCGTAGTTGTAGTTTAGACGAGAAGTAAACTACAGCAGTTGGTAGTCTGCTATAAAAAACTACCATGCGTGTACCGCTATCGGACTTTTGCCTAAGAAGCACAGTAAATCCGATATAAATAAAGTAACTGAAAACTTGTAGCAGTTGGTAGTCTGCTCTATCAAAACTACCTAGAATTTTTAATAAGAGAAAGAGGGTTATGTTATGACCGAAGAAGAAGAGGATAAGAAAATTGCACGCGACTATGGTGAAAGCCATGAAGATATAGGCGCAACAATGGACTTTGTAATTTGGTTTCAAGACAAGTATCCAGAGAAACAATTCTGGAATGGGAAGGAACATCAAGCGATACTTGATTTGTTCAGAGAACATATAGTATTATTATCGTTGTCTAAGAACAGAGCAGTATCAAGACAAGAGGCAGTTAAATTTATAATAAGATAAGAGGAAAAATTATGGTAACAAATTATATACACGGTGTAATTGCTACATCTATTGAAACAATAAAGCTAAAGACTAATAATGGTAGACCATTCTTTAATACACAAATTAAAGTTACTTGTTTAAAAGGTAAGAAGAAAGAAGTAACTGCGGAGATTAACTTACTATCAGATAAGAAACTATCTATTGAAGAAAAAACTGAGGAGTGATGTATGTATAAGAACCATGCAGTAAAGTGCCAAGCGTATGCACAACGAAACGCTGACAACTTTGCAGACGTAGTAATGATGGTGTCACTTAGCATACAGCAGAACTGGCTAGGAGTAGGCGATCAGTTACAAGATGTAAGACTGAACAAAGAGAACAGCAAGTTTCTGTGGGGTATGAAAGCGACAGCGTACAAATATATTATGACGCACAAGCATAAGATATACGCAATGATGAAAGCTGTGATGTGCAGTAATCATAATGACGAGGACAAAGCTAAGAGTCTGATGAAAGTATTCTTGCGTATCGAAGGGCTTGGATTAGTAAAGGCAGGGTTTGTGTGTCAACTTACCTGTGGTCTTGTAGGTTGTATGGATGTACATAACATCAAGGCATATAAGATTGATGAGAAGATGCTGACCTATAACAAGAAGTTAAAGACAGAGAAAGGTATCAAAGCAAATGAGAAGAAGATAGAGAACTATATTAAACTGTGCCACGACTACGGAACAGAAGAACTTTGGAACGCATGGTGTGAATCGTTAGCTCTTAAATCAGATAAGTGGGTTGACGGATTCCATGTGTCTGAGGTACACTATACTTATCTGACAAACAATAACAGGAGGGCAGTATGTTAGAACCATTAGCAAAAACGATAGTACAAAAGGTAATAGATAAAGGTGGGTTTTATTCTATTGAAGCAGAAGGTGAAGAGTACCAAGAGATAACCAATGATATATCTTTGGTGTGTAATCAGAAAGACGAGGACAAGTATGTAGGTATCAACAACCTAGACTGGTGCTTCATAAATTTCTACGATAGTAAAAAGAAATTTAAAGGTTGGATAGAATGGATAGAAGATAATAACAAAGACGAAAGAGTAAGTGATTATACTATTAACTTAGAGGGATACATTGACCTAAACAAAACAATAGATAAATGGGAAAAGGAGTATAGAAGACTATGAAATTTATAGACGCAGTAAAGATTGTACACCCTGACGAGTTTGAATCTTGGTGGAAGGGTATTGATTCAGATCAATCATACATAGATGAGTGTGTACAACAACAGCAAGAAGAGGAAGAACAACAAGGAGAACAAGATGGAGAGAGTATACGAAGTAACATTTGAAGTAGTTGTATCTGTAGTTGCAGAGTCAGAACAACAAGCAGAAGACATTGCTTGCTTAGATGTAACTAGAGGAAAGTTTGACGAAGACGCAGAGTTTGAACGAGCAGAGTTTATAACAATAGAAGAGTATA